CGATGATCCGCAACCGGTGCCGAACGATGAACAGTTGGCGGAGGTTCAGGAGTACATCGAACCGCTGCGTCCGGTGACCGCGGAAGTGCACGTGCAGCGACCGGTTCAGGTGCCGGTGGTGTATCGCTTCAAGAGCGTCAATCCGGACACCACCGCCGTGCGCGCCGCCGTCGAAGCGCAGTTGCGCGATCTGCACAACCGCGAGGCTGACCTCGGCGTGCCGTTGCTGATCAGCCATATCCGCGAAGCCATCAGCAGCGCCGGCGGCGAATACGATCACACGCTCACTGCTCCAGCCGCTGACGTGCCGGCCGGGCAGAGCGAACTGCTGACCTTCGGAGGCTGCGTATGGGGGGCATAAGAACCGCCGCGCAATACCAAGCGCAACTGCGCGCCTTGCTTCCCAGCGGCCCGGCGTGGGATCCGGAACGCGTGCCGGAACTCGAAGAAGTGTTGCAAGGCGTCGCCCTCGAACTGGCTCGTCTGGATGCGCGCGCCGCCGACCTGCTCAACGAAATGGACCCGGCCGGCGTCAGCGAACTGGTGCCGGACTGGGAACGCGTCATGCAATTGCCCGACCCGTGCCTGGGCACCACGCCACTGTTCGACGACCGCCGCCTCGCCGTACGCCGCCGCCTGCTCGCGGTCGGCAGCCAGGCTGTCGGCTATTACCTCGACATCGCCAAAAGCCAGGGTTACCCCAACGCCAGCATCACCGAACACGAAGCCCCACGCATGGGCCGCGCCCGTTTCGGCTCGGCGCATTGGGGCACCTGGGAAGCACAGTTCATGTGGACGCTCAATACCGGCGGGCGCTTGCTGCTCGGCCGGCGTTACGGCGCGAGCTATTGGGGGGAGCGCTTCGGCGTAAACCCGGGCTCGGCGCTGGAATGCCTGATCCACCGCAGCGCACCGGCGCATACCAAGGTGCACATCAATTATGACTAGGGAGGGATGAGGGATGGATTATCCGAAGAGTGTGCCCAGTGCCGGGCTGGTGAATGGCAAGTTTGTTGATGAAAACCCCATGACGGGGACGCCGGGATCGTTGATTCCGGCGGATTGGGGTAACGGAGTTACGCAGGAAATTCTCAACGTGATCAAGGCGGCGGACCTGACACCGGACGAGAAGAAATACGATCAGTTGTTGCAAGCGATCCAATCGGTGACGGCCAAGGGCTGGAACCAGGATTTGGCGCTGCCGTTGGTGGCATTGCCGCTGCCGACGCTGGCCACTGCCGATGGCCGGCTGACGGTCAGCCCAGCAGCTGCCGCTACCAGCGGTGGCAAGGTTTCGATCGCGGCGGGTACGTTTATCAGTCTGGGGCAGGAAGTGGTGAATGGCCAGTTGGGCCGCTCGCGCACTTTTGTGACATCGGCCTGGAGCAGCGGGGATTTGTTGCCCAGCAGCCATTACTTTCTGCGCACGCAAGTTTCTGGTGGTGCGCTGACGTTCTACGTGCAGCGTGGCAACATTCATGACGTGACGCCCGAGTCGTTGAAAGGAACGGTAAACGGTGCCGCCGGTGGCGGCTTCCAGTCAACGGCACTGGACATGTGCCTGGCTTGGGTCGTGACCGGCGCACCGGGTTCGGTGCCGACGGTGCGAACGATATACAACCGTGCCCGCTTGACCTGGACCCAGACCGTCAACGGCACGGGCGCAATTTTCCTGCCACTGGATCCCCATGCTCGTTCTGCACGATTGGTTGCTGGCAACCCGACACCGTCTTCGACGGCAGTGACGTCGGTTGCCTTTCCGTCAACGGGATGGGCGGGCGGTAACTACTGCTTCCTGTCGCCCATTATTACGGGGAGTTCCAACAACCCCGGGGGCTGGAACCCCGCAACGGTTTCCCCTTGTGTGTTGTTCACCAACAACATCGTTAACGACGTGACGGTTTCAACGCTGGCCGCCAGTTTCGACCATGCCAATCTGCGCTCGCTGTGGCAGTGCTATCAGGCAGAGCACAATCTTGGCCAGTCGAACGCCGACAGTGATGAGCTGTTACTCAGCATGGGCATCAAGAGCCACCCTGTCACCGACTACAGCGTCGGGATTGCGATCAACTTTGCAGACGCCGTGAACGTCCAACTGTCGTGGGAGCTAATTCGATGATCGTGATTCAGGAACTTCATCAGTTCGACGGCGAGATGCGCCTTCCTCAACCTTCTGCCGCCCATGACTGGGACGGTGAGAAGTGGGTCGTGAACGGCGATAAGCAGGCTGTGCTGGACGAGCAGGAAACTGAACGTCTGTGTACCAAAGTCGACGCCACCGCCGACAACATCCGCACCGCGCTGGCCGGCGACCCCCTCAAAGCCTTGGAGTACGCCCAGGCCGCCGCTGACGCGCAGGCTTATCAGGACGCCGGTTACCCGAAAAAGGAAGTGCCGCTGTCAGTCGCCGCGTGGATGGTCAAAGGGCGCACGGCTAAACAGGCCGCCGAGCAGATTCTGAGCAAGGCCGATCAACTGACCGACCATCTGCTGGCACTGCGTACGCTGCGCCTGAAAGCCAAAGCGCAAATTCGCGCACAGGCAGCCAAGGGCAATATGGATCTGGCGCGCAGCGCGGGTGATGAAGCTTTGGTCGCCATTCGCGAGCTGGCCAGCGGCCTTTCCAACTAAGCCGAAAAGCCTCCGTTCAGCGTCACCCAAGCCCACTTCGTTGTGGGCTTTTTATTTTCAGAAAACAGACCGCGGGCAGGCACCTAAAAGGCGCCGTGTCGACGCCGGTCATTTGTCATTTCAAAGGAACGAACAACCTATGGATTATCCAAAAAGCGTCCCCAGCGTCGGCTTGGTTGATGGCCGCTTCGTTGATGAAAACCCGGTGGCGGGTACGCCGGGATCGTTGATCCCGGCGGTGTGGGGCAACAGTGTCACCGAAGAGTTGCTAAGCGTTATCAGGGCGGCCGGAATCACCCCGGCCGAAGCCGCTACGGATCAGTTGTTGGCGGCATTCAAAAAACTTCTGAGCCTGGCCAGTCCCATGGCATCACGGGTGACGGAAGTTTCCGGATCCAAGACATTGATTGCCGATGAGCTGGGGCTGGTCTTGATCAGTGCCAATGGAGCCGATGTAACGATCACTTTGCCGCCGGTGAACGCTCTTTCCGGTGTGCGCGACGTCATTGTCCGTCGAACCGATAACAGCGCTAACCGCTTGGTAGTGCAAGCCGCCGGCAATGATCGAGTCCGCTTTCATACTCATCTGTCGGCAAACGGCTACCCGTTTCTGGTGCTGATGGGGGCGGGCGATTGGTGGCACCTGCGCAGCGATGGTTCGGGTAACTGGTGGCCGGTAGGGCGCTTCGATGGCAGTGCGTTGGGACGGATTGTATTTGAGACGTCGACCGCACTCAGCCCAGGTGGATATGGCGCACTCAACGGTCGTGAGTTTCTGCGTGCCGAATGGCCGTGGCTCTGGGATCACGCTGTTCAATCGGGAATGTTGCGTGCCGAAGCTGACCGCGCGGGTGGCTGGAGCAGCGGTGACGGCATCAAGATCTTTCGCGGGCCTGAGGTTCGCGGCGAGTTCCTGCGGATGCTGGATGAGCAACGCAATATTGATGCGGGCCGAGTGGCCGGCTCATGGCAGACGGGAACCAACATCGCCGGTGATAACGGATCCGCCCCTGCGGTGCACGCAATCGGCAATCTGGCGACGATCGGGGCAGATTCGACCGCTTTCCTCGGCCTGACGTACTACGTCACTGCCACTAATGCTGAAAACTTCAGCGCCCCTTATTGGGGAATGGCCCGACCTAGAAACATTGCGTATCCAGGTCGCCTTAAACTGATTTGAGGTATTTATGGCTTATTACTATGTCAACGAACTCACCGGGGAACTGACCGGGCCCGTCGAACTGCCGGTTTGCCCAGGCATGGGGGTTGTTGTACCGGGCAATGCAATCGAGCTGCCGCAAGTGTTGCCTGCGGCCGACTCCGGACATGTCTGGGTATGGCGCAATCAGCGCGCCCTGCAAGCGGTGGATTTGCGCAACCGCACGGTTTTTCGCAAAGACAATGGCAATCCCCTGTACTGGGCGCAATTGGGGTGCCTACCCGATCACCTAACAGCCAAGCCTAGACCGGGTATCTATCACTTCTGGAAGAGTGACGATTGGGAACTGGATGTCGAAGCCGAGCGCACAGGTCTTATCGTGCACGCGCAGATCGATCGGGACAGCAGGCTGCGCGAAGCAGTCATTCGGGTTGCGCCTCTGCAATATGCCTATGAGTTGGGCGAGGCGAGCAGTGATCAGTTGACCACTCTGCAAACGTGGAAGCGTTATGCGTTGACATTGGCTCGGATCGAGCAGCAGCCGGATTATCCATCGGTTATTGACTGGCCTGCGCCGCCGACCGTGTAACTCGCCAATCACTCAATAAAAACCTTACAGACGGCCTGTGCTGCCGGCATTCGGCTGCCTGTAAAACCTAGAAGGTGCCGACATGGACTATCCAAAAAACATTCCCGGCGTGGGGCTGGTCAACGGCGGCTTCGTCGATGAAAACCCGCTCGCCGGAACACCGGGATCGTTGATTCCCGCTGCGTGGGGCAACAGCGTCACGCAAGAAATTCTCAACGCGATCAAGGCTGCCGGATTGACGCCGGATGAAGCCAGAACTGATCAATTAGCCAGCGCAATCGGGGCACTGGTCGACTTCAACAAACTGAAAAATACCCCAACCACGTTGGCCGGCTATGGCATCACCGATGCGGTGGGACGGTTGTTGGCAGTCAGGCAGTTCGAAACGGTCGGGATCACGGTTTACAAGCCTAACCCCAAGGCCAAACGTATTCGTGTTCGACTGGTGGGGGGCGGTGGATCTGGCGGCGGTTGTGCACCTGTCGCCTCCGGGAACCTACGTCTCGGTGGCGGCGGCGGATCGGGGGCCTATGCGGAGAGTCTGTATGACGTGACGCCCCAGATGCTTGCCGGCGTACCTGTTTCTTTGGGGGCCGGTGGAGCTGCCAGCCCTTCGATGGGCCTGGCAGGTGGTGGGGCTTCCTTCGGCTCTTACATGAGCGTTACAGGAGGCGGCGGTGCACAGATCCTGACCATCGATACGACAACCTCTTCCTCGGGGTACGTTCAGGGTGGGACGGGAGGTCAAGACGCCGTGGGCGGCAACCTTGCCAATGCTCGGGGGCACACCGGTGGCTACGCAATGTTCAACGGCAATTGGGGAATGCTCTCCGGAGGCGGAGCGGCGAGTCCGTTTGACGGTGGCGGCCCGTACAGGGGCGTAAACAATCCGGGTTTCGCAGGCGTCCGAGGCTCGGGTGGCAGTGGTTCTTGTTCGACCAGTACGTCCGCCTCTGTCCTTAGCGGTGTTGGCGGTAACGCCTTCTGTGAAATCTGGGAGTACGAGTAATGGCCGTTTATGCACGGATCGAAAACGGCGTAGTCGTCGAACGGATAGACACGGGTGACTACGCAATCAGTCAACTGTTTGCACCGTCCTTTGTCGAGTCGATGGTGCGAGTGCCGGATGGTCAGGCGGTCGAGATCGGCGCACCGATCAGTGAGACGCCGACAGCTGCCGACCCACTGCCCGCGCAGGAAAGTCCGGTGATCCTCCAAGCGTCGGTTGTTGCAGATCAAGCGCCTTCGACAGCCGAACGTAGCTGGCGTCAGGCATCCCTTTCTGCGACTGAATGGCTGGTCACTCGCCATCGCGATGAGCAGGAACTGGGGCGCGGAACCTTGCTCAAGGCTGCGCAATATCTGGAACTGCTCGAGTACCGACAAGCGCTGCGCGACTGGCCTGATTCCAGCCACTTCCCGGAAGTGGTTTTCCGTCCGGCTGCACCCGAGTGGATGGTCGGCGTTTCTGCCTGAGACGTTTTGTTGATGCTTTGAAAATATGGAGAAGATTGATGGACTACCCAAAAAATATTCCCAGCGCCGGCCTGGTGAATGGCAGGTTTGTTGATGAAAACGCTCTCACTGGAATGCCGGGTTCGTTGATTCCGGCAAGTTGGGGAAATGCCGTTACGCAGGAGATTCTGGAAGTCATCAAAGGCTCAGGAGCGGCCGCTGATGAAAGTGATAACACTCAACTAAAAGCGGCCATTGACTCGCTTATAGCGAGGAAGCAAAGCGAGAGTCTTGCCAGTCAGGACGAAGCCGAATCCGGCACCAGCACTACACGGTTGATGACGCCGTTAAGAGTCTTTCAAGCCATTGCGAAAAAAGTGCAACAGGCCACAGAGTCCCTCGTAGGAACCGCAAAAATCGCCTCTCAGGCAGAGGTCAACGCCGGTGTCAGTGACACATCTATTGTGACCCCTAAAAAGCTCAGACTCGGGTTCATGGTTAGGTTAGGGGCATCAGGTTATGTTGTTTTTCCTTCGTGGATGGGTGGCGTCATTATCCAATGGATCAGTGGCAGTGCCAGCCAGGCAGGCAATAGTAATTATGGCGATGTAAACCCATGGCCATTGATGTTTCCCAACGCTTTATTTCTCGCAGTCGCTACCCATGAGGGCACTTCATCGGCAACTTTACTGGTTTGGAACAACGCGACGATCAGTCGGCTGGCGGGCATCAATGTTCGCTGTCCTGATTATCCGACAGGCTCCATTGCTGCTCGCGTAATCAGTATAGGGTACTGAATATGTATTATTTCTCTCCGCAAACTTCTGGCTTTTATCATTCAGATCTACACGGTGCGAATATCCCCGCTGACGCTTTTGCGTTGAGCGAGGGCGAGTATTGCGCGCT